GCCTTTCCAAGGTCCGCCAGGGTGATAGCTAGAAAGCTAAGCCCCTCGTGTTCGAACCGACTCGTGACAGTTTTTATGTCACGAGTGGCGCTTGTGCAGCATCGCACAGACAGCTCAGCTGCTGTGCAGGACCAGAGTGATATCAGGCTTTTCAGCATTCCTCCTATATAGGGGGTGTGTGCATCCCTAGCCTATATCGCGTTCCAGGGGGTCGCCCCCCTGGAGCACTGGAGTTCTACTTGCAGGCATTAACTGCCGACAAGAAGAGCTCACTTACCAGGTACGCAAAATTGATCAACGCGACAGCAATCACCAAGAATTTCTTGGTGAACGTGACGCGAGGATCAAGATCGTTCTTCCTCCTGCCCCCCGTCTTTCGACGAGGTTCAGGTGGGATAGACGACCTGCGATCCGGTGACACCGCTACGACCAGATCATGAGTGGTGTTCTTGGTCTCGAGACCTCGGTTAAGAGATCAGGATTCCCCACCCAAGACCTTGATCATGGCGGCGTCCGAAGACGCTGTGAGAAGGCCGACAAGGCCTTTCCACACCGCCAACGCTTCGGTCGGCGAGTAGCCGTCCGAAGGCGTCTCAATGACGACGTAAGTCGACATTGAGACCTCGTTGTTCACGTCGGTCTCGAAAGGGTCCGCCGCGATCTTCGAAGTGTCGATCCTGACCATCCGCCGCCAGCCCTTCCCCTTGGAGGGGAGGTGGCTGACAGTCAGCGTGATGGTCTCGTCACCGCTCTGGTAAACGGCCTTCCTGTCGCCCGTGCTAACGCGCGGGAGAGAGGTGGTCGCACCGGAAATGGTGACGGACGAAGGATCGGACAGTGACATAGGCGTTCACTCCTAGAGGCATGGAAGCCTCCTAGTTGGTGTTGTGACACTTGCGTTGCTACTACTTACGGTCACGGGTAATACCCAAGGCCGCAAGTATGGAGAGTTGATGGGGGTTCAAAGAACCCCAATCCACTCCGAAGCCATACGGCGAAGCCTGCCTCCGAACTTTTGACTCTACAGTCAATTTGATCAGAGACGGTCGATTGTTCCCAAAGCCAATAAGGCCTGTGGGACCATCGAATGCATAGAGGTACTCGCGGAACGTATGTTCCATCATGTACCCATACACCAACACCTGGTTGTCGATTGCCCAGTCTGTCCAATTGGACAGCAGGGAGCCTATATTAAGGCGCCAATCAATCAGCCAACTCCAAGGAGCGAGATTCCAGAGTGTATCTGGCGTAAGTGATACGCCCAGACACTTTCGTGCCTGGATAACTTGGCGCGCTATCTCATTCCTAAACCCCGAATGGGGTGGAGGAACGTAATAGGTGAACGCCCCGCTAAACCACCTACGGCGACGGAATGTCTCCGTACGCAATATTCGGCCCTTGTTGAGCGAACCAAAGTCCAGAAACGCTGACGACGACGGGTTAGTGAAAGCACTAACAAACGTGTCGACAACGGTTCCAGTCGTTGATTCCTCAATCGGGAATTCATACCGCCTCCGAACAAGCTTACCTGAATCGCGAGCGTACTGACGCCAAGTGGCATCAGAATCGATCACGGCGTTTGCACCTTTTGCAAGGTCATTCGCAAGGGGCTTGAATCCGAATTCATAATTGAGATACTCGTCACCAATGGCCTTTTTACGGCTTTTTGGAGACATGTTGCGCCATCCAGTTAGGACGGCACCTAGTGCATGAGGGAGACCCTCATGCAATAGCTCAGTTATGGCAACGGAAAAATCGGCGGCAGCGTTACTGGGGGAACACCTACTAATTGCAATAGTGCCCAACCGATCCAACTCTGACGAATCAGAGAAGGAGAAGGAAGGCCATTGCAAAGAGTAAGGTGAAATAGGTAGAATCGGTCCACGGTAAGTGTACTGATCCGACCTACTCCCTCCTGGATAAGATCCAGTTGGGAAACTCCACTCTTGACGAGTGAGCGTTCCGATTGTCGGTCCGACAATCTCGATCGCCCACCGTTGAGAAGTGAAATCACCTCCAATATCGCGGAATGGAAATTTCTGACGAAACTTCCATTCGGGATGAATTTCTGAGTCAGTTACCTGACCCCCGTAGATGTAGTCCCCGAACCTGCCAAGCGACTCAGCGATGGTCTGTTTGTATCCCAATTCGGGATGCTCCAGATCACCGTGAATCAACTTGACATAGCCGGGGATAGGATCAAAGGGTATAACCCTAGACCTATGCCTTATAGGCACCTCCTCTACAGCCGAGAGAATATGGTCCTCTCCGGGTAGCTCCCGGACGTCAGTCCTTGTAGGGCTGACGGTGCAAAGCACAGTGCCCGGCGCCCCTCACGGGG